GCCCGCCGTAGCAGTAGTTAGATCAAACGCGCAAGCGCGAAGATAAAACGTTATAAAACAATTAATGGACAGTAAAGACAACAATAAAAATAAATTCGCGCCGAAGCGCTGCGCCAAAAAAACAAAGCGCACCAGTTTCAAAAACAAGGTGAAAGAGAGACCCGAAAGTAAATCGGAGGGGAAGAGGCGGAACACTCATTGAAGAGAGAACCGTGGAACACTCATTGAAGAGAGAACCGGGGAAGGATGCCACAATTTGGCGTAGGACGTGTAAAGTGGGACAATAGAGGAGACACATTAGAACCTGAGGTCACCAATGCCTTGGAAAACATCTGCGAGTTGGAAGTCGGGACCAGCGCGGACGTAGACCATGACGTTGATAGTGTCAGGTGCTGTTGTGTCAGTGAGAAGAGCGGAAGTGAGGCGCACATACAAGCGCCCAAGCGCGTTCAGCGCAAAAGTGTTTGGTTCAGGAACTCCAGGTGTGACATAAAGAGTTTCGAACAGGGTCAAGAAGGGGACAGTGACAGTAATCTCCTCTCGAGGTTTTGGTTGCGAATGCAGGATGTATTGAGATTCTTTGAGCTCCGGGACGTCTGGTGTAAGATAAGACGTCTCAAAAGAAACACCAACACTTTGCGTTGAGGAACCAAAAACAAACTTGTACTCAAGAGAACCAGACCAACGGTGGTAGATCTGAGAGATTCTTTCGAGTGGAGTCGCTACAAAAGTGTCTCCATAACCTTTCTCGAACATCTCTGGATTGGGGGTGCATGTGGTGGAGAAAAGCACAGATCCGACACCACTTGAAGATGAGATAGTAAAACCCCCAAGATGGCCCCACATACGCGCTATAGAGAGGATTTCAACTTCAGAGTTGTCAGCAGGACCAACCCTGAAATTAGAAGGGTCAGCAGGATGGAAACCCAAAACGTCAATATCAATGCAAGATGTAAACCCCTTTGGTCCTATCAAAGCTGGCGAGCGATCAACCGCGGGAATGAACAAAGAATTGTCCATATTGGGCTTGTCGTGACTAAGCTCGCCCTTCTGATCGAAAGCATCCCCAGTTTGCGTAAGGTCAACAAACCCTGAAGCGGCTTGTGTGATATTATAAGATCTAGAGTCAACCTTAGAAATAATCCCACCATGCAAAACAACCCGAACGGGGCGCCTACGACCTTTCCTATATGCAACATTGGAAAAGGGAATGACGGCAGAAGGACCACGCAAGACAGAGAAAAGAGGATTTCTGAATGAACCATAAATCCGGATGGTAGCATCAGAGGTCGAGCCATTAGGTCCTGTGTTCAACGGATTGATAATCAAGCCAGACAAAGTTGCCATAGTGCGAGTAGTCGCATAGGAGACAATAGGATACTTCATATGTGGATGAATATACGGAATCTGGAAATTGATAGTCGTTGAAGTAACCCCAGCATGAATCATCGTGTGAGGCGTAAACATTACGGAATTAATGTCAAGTTCAGTATCCAAATCGCTCCGCTCTGACAACGCTGAACGCACAATAGCCATGGTGCCCACTTGCATGGGGTTTGACTGCAGAACAACTGTGACATCAATAGAACACCGAACAAGCTGAAACGCATTTAGGGCTTGATTGGAAAGAGATGCCGCTGAAATCAAATCATCTGGAAGCGAGATGGAAAATGCCAATGAACCTACGCCAGAAGTTCTCTTCCAAGGGTAAGTTCCAATCAAGACGGGTCTACCCGCCAAGGAAGCGAAATCCCATGGCCTTTCTCCGCACGCAACCATAGGAAGATCGTCTCCGCGCATCTTAACCTCTTTGATGTCAGCCACCTTTGCACCTCCTGTGTCCGCGTGTTTCACAACGCGGGAGACCTTGAACTCATTCCCTAGATAAAGACGGTCACGGGTTTGCAAAGGATACCAAGGACCTGTTTCATCTTCAGCAAAAGAAGGGGGACCAACCTCCATCACTAAGGCAGACTGCTCTAAAATGGGGACAGCGATCTTACCAGCAAAACCAATTCTCTGGGTGAACTCAGGAATCAGAAGGTTGGATACCGGCATCGTGACGCTAGACGTCGTTGTGCACTCAACACCATTAATAATCCGGATGTCGGAAGAGTTAGCAACAAAATCAAACAGGGAAGTTGGAGTACCTTCCTCGATAGTAATCGACCACGTTCCGGAAGTGGAGCCATATGTCAAATCAACTGTGAAAGAGTCCGCAACAGGTAGGTAAACAATCTCTGAATCCAACGGGATACTATAACCAAGAGAACGTAAAATCGCCAAACCAGCAGGCGTTGCTGCCAGTGCGGGGGTGGGCACTTGAAACCCATCGGTTATAGGCTCAAGGGCATTGTCCTCGTAGAGTTTGACAAGATCAACTTGGGTGAATGGAATGATCTTTCTCTCGTCGGAAAACAAGAAGTTAATCACCTCTGGCAACTCAACATCAACACTGTTCCCCGCATGTTCAAAAAGAGCCTCAGTGGCAGAACAGATGGACATAGGAATCCCAAACTGAAACCCTTGAAATCTGAAATCATCTCCCGGCATCATGAAAATCCTACACGGCGTGTCACAAACGACGTAAAAATATCCAGGATTGCACGCAGCGTCTTCGAAATCAGACAAAATTCTGGGGACCCGAAGCATGTTGTAAATGGTAACCAAAGAGATTTGAACCTGATAATGATATGCATTCGAATAGCCAATACCCCTCGGACCAAGGTTCGTCAACTCAATTGCAGGATTGGTCATATTCATTGCACTGGGCGTTGGATCGATATCATAAGGGGAGTAGCGCACGCACGGACGAGAACCCCAAAAATGCTGAACCATTAAGCGCATTGACCCCGAATAGGCCCGATACATGTTGGCGATGTATGAAACAACTCCGCTCGAAATTCCTGACTGACTAGGAGGAGCCAGAATAAAATTGTAAGGAATCTTCTGAACGGAATTGGCTGTGCCGACATCTTTAACCAAAATCCACTCTTTGACAAGTGAGTTGACAGTTCCCATCTTAAATGGTTTGGCGCACGGGGCAGTGATGGCAACCCCAAGCTTCTCCTTCTCTTTCGGGGCCTCATCTGCAGCCATGGTTGTAGAAGCGAGAGCCTTGGAAGCTTTGGGTTCTTTCTCAGATTTCTCCTTTTCTTTCTCCATTGTCTTACCTTTCTCTTTCTCCATGTGCAACTCAATACGCGGAGGAGAAATATATGCACTACCGGAAATCCACGGATCAGAGTTAACCTCTCCAGGAGGTACGAGAAGACCGCGAATCCATAACGTGCGAACATCTTGCCAACATAACAGGACGGGTTTCGCTCCAACTCGGACAACATTGGTAAGCAAAACAGCTCTCCAAGCTTCAAAGAGGTCTCTCCCTCCAGTAGCAATCAACCGGAGAAAAGCATTAGCACGAGTAGTGGTATCCTCAAGGAAATCAATTTTCTTGGAAGCATATTTCAAAACCTTGACACAACCTTGGGTTTCTCGTAGAGCGTAAAAATGAATACCCGGGAGAAAGTTCAACCCAACAGTGGTTATGTTTCCAAGGAAAAGAAGATCACAGATTGGAGTGAGCGTCGTGCTCAATTCAACTCCTTTGTGTGCTGCCGTATACTTGATCCCGTAGGCAGCGGCGGCATCGCGCACACAGGCTCCATTAAACCACCGGGCGATGAGAGGGTGAGGGGCAACTATGTGATCATCTCCATAGATCTTGCAGCGTACAAGGGCCCTAAAAGCGATGACAGTCGCTCTGTCGGCGTCATTAACCTGCGCAAGGTCAAAATAAAACACAGCTAGCAAGATGAGACACAGCAGCGTGTTGAACAATGTTGTACAAGGATTCCCTGAAGGATTGCCCCCTGAAGCTTGGTAGATGTACGTCCCGATAGCAACAAAATGGGTCACCAAACCCTCAAGCAAAGTGATAGCAGCATCTCTCTCAGAGGGTGAACCCTTAAACCTCGACATTAAGATTGGAATGAGCATTTCCATCAGCTGCGTGGTGAAATAATTCTGAAAACCCTTAAAATCGCCGTCGAAACCTGAGTCCGCTCCACCTGACATCATATACTTAACAAGAACATCCCAGTCTTTAGAGAAAACATTCATTCCAACAGCAGAATAACTCTCGTTAAAAGTTCGATGGAAAATGCCAATTAGTTCTCCAAAGTACTTCCGATAAAGCAAAGACAGCACAAGTGGACACACATAAACACCCCTCGTTCTACCCTCAGCGAATTTCTTCTTAGACTGCAGTTCATCTTTCAGTGAGAGCATATAAACAAACCCTGGCATTGTTTTCTTCTGTAAAAGTTTCTCCGCCTCAATGAACTCATCTTTAATTTTAGGGGAAAAATCAACAAGGGATCCATTCTGCGATTTAACCGCAAAATAGTGTTTCCCCGAGGAACCAGATGGACGCTCATTTATCAGGTCGAGACCTGGAGAGGTGTTCAAGACAACAGGGCCTAAGGAATCGTCTTCCAATCCACAAACAGTGCGCTCCCAAGTCAGCGGACTAAAAGAGGTGACTTTGATCTCATCAAGATAGCCATCAACAACTCCCGAAGCAAATTCCATCTGAGCGGGCCCAAAGGGAAGTGGTTTCTCACTAGCCTCAGCAAGGAATTTCTCAAGCAAAACTGTCGCTTCCTTTTCAGACGAACCAAGGTTGGCAACAACTTCAGACACAGTCGACACACCCGCCCCATTAGAATCAATAAACGGATCGTCGAAGAAAGCAGATGGGATATATCGTGAACTTCCAGACTGCGCGGAATTGCGAGCTCCCACACCCACAAGAGTGTAAGAGGGCAATTTAGAAGGAATAGGAACAATCTGCGTGCATTTTATGCTAGGTCCTTGCACTTGGATAACTCCCAACTGCTTATCAAGAAACTCAACAAGCTCAGCCCAAATACCAGTAGCAAACCGGAAATCCTCTTGCAACTCCGCCCCGGCATGAAATCCATGGATAGTGTTACTCGCTTCATGGAAAATGATAGATCCACAATCACCCGTCTTGAAGTTTTCTGAATAAGCTAAGATTGCAGAAGGAGAGATAAGAGAGGCATCGCCTTTATCGTGAGGGAGATAAGAGACAAGAGAGGAGAGACAAACCTTGTTAACTTTGATATCACGTGTTTCCATGCCATCATCTCCATACCGCAAGACTTTGTAAGATCCAGTTTTGAATTGGCTCCGCGGAATGAACGATTTAGTAATATCTCGTCCTCGGACGCCAGACGGCAAACGGAGTCCACAGACCTCTTCCGTGACTCCTCGTCCCCCCATGAAGTAGCGCGCTTCACAGAAATCTCTAGCCATGAAAATTCCTTGAATAGGAGAACAACCCATTCTAAGAATCGTGTACCGCGTACCGTCTGCAATTATACCCCCTTGGCGGTAAAATCCATGTCGTAATGATATCGCAAAGTTACTACGCACGATAAGGCCATCCATAAAGAGCTGATCCTGAAACACAATGCGGAAAATCGAACTAGCTAACATATGGCGAGGTTCCTTGGGAATGGGAACGACCTCCGATCCATGCCACGATGGAGCACTATGCACAGAAGAACCAGTGGTGTAACGTGGCTCCGTTATCTGGCCAAAGAGGATCCTGTCGACAGACTCAATGTCTGAGAGTTGTTTCCACGTGTGCTTCTCAACACACTGCTTATTGCACCCCCCTGCCTTGCAAATAGAGCAAACACCAATGAAAGGGACAACGGGTGGTGCGATGGGAGTGGCCTTCTTGCCCGTGTACGACATAATTATACGAATAACAACGGTAATAGCCGCAAGCCCTGCCGCAGCTGTTGCGATATCACACCAAACATTGTGTCGAGCTTCATCGTAAAACTGCTGAAGATCCTGACGGCAATCACTCAGGTCACTGACGTTGCGGTACAAGAAATCATCATGCGTCGGATATGAACCCGTTAGGGAGTTCAGGGTTGCCCGCTGCCGCACAAGTTCCAAAGGCACACTAATAATTGAAACGTGGTGCTCAGAAATCCCAAACAAAATAGCATCATCAATAATCGCTGACTCAAAGGGACTAATGCTATAATCCCCGAACTTACAAGTTTTAGTGAAGGATTTGTGTTGTGCCCCGTTCTCAATAAGAAACCCATTGCCTTCCATCTTGATATACCCACTCATGAGGAGCATTTTCATATCAAACCCAATCTGCTCAGGAGCAGTGTGCTTCCGTTGAACATAATGGTCAACCAAAGCCAGGACGCCTTCAGGATCTGAGCGCAACAGACCATACATAGAAAAGAACCCATACTTCCACGCAAAAGCCCCCAATGTTTTCGGAGTTATATCTGCAAGCGTCAGAACACTGTCAACAACCGCATCGCAAGCTGAGCAGTACATACCCGTTGTGAGCTCAGTCTTGACGTCTTTCAGCATACACCGAGAACACAACCGGGCAGTGGCGGGATCTTGCGGGAAACAATCGTCAACAGGGTGTTCAGGAGCCTCACACGAGTCACAAATAAAAACAACATTACCTTCAAGATCTGTAATGCGTTGTAACACCCCAGTAGTACCACACTGGCTACAGCTACGCACCATATTATCGGGGTCAGGCTCAGGCTCATTCATATGTTTCTTCACCTGCTTAGCTGGAACAGAAGGGGGTGGAGATTCAACTGACTTCAGCGGAGGTCGATTTCGATTCGTGCGAACGGGTTTCTGTAATGCTTTACGGAAAAACCCCATGTCAGTGCGTGGCTGGGGTTCTGACTTAGAGTTCTCAATGGTGAACCGTGCGATTTCGGCCGTCTGACTTGCCTCTAAAGTTGGAACTTCAGACTCTTTAGCGTCGGTACGTTGCAACTTAACAATCTTAGTCCAAACATCATTGGTAGCGGCTTTCTCTGCCATCGATTTCTTAACCAGCGCAACCATCTGACCAAACGTGACCGGTTTCATAACGGTGAATCTCATGCCCTCCTCATGAATATGGGGCACGAACTCAAGATATGAAAGCTCGACGTGATCTTTTTCTGGCAAGGCCAAGACTTTTGCAGTATCAAGAGCTCCCTTCTTATCAGCAAAACCTCTACAAGGCCGTTGCTCAAAGAAAAGAAAACGCCGGTTAAAAGCGTCAGCATCGACACCCTTATCCGTGGTTGGATGGTAATTCGTACCAATGATCACTAATGGAGGACGGAAAGGTTTCCCTTTGTCGTCAAGCGAAGCCCTAGGCGGAATATACGTGCTCTGCGAAATAACTTTGAGCATAACTCCAGACACCTCACGTGGATCTCCCGTCGCAAGAAACTCATCAGCAAGCATACAAGGCTGACCAAAGTCAGAGTCAAAAAAAGCTGATGTCGGGTTGAAAGCGAACGCGACAAGACGAGGATCAACACTAGGGAAGATACGGGCTAGCAATGAACCAAAAGCAAAGCTCTTACCAACTCCAGCGTTTCCAAAGATGTAAACTCCGGTCGGCTCTTTAGGAGTTCCAAAATTGGCAGACGCAGTGATAGCGTCGGCATAAAGAGGTGCAAATTCATTAAGCAGATTATCAATATACATGCGTCCAAGTGACGTCTTCCGCATGTTAATAAGAGCTCCACGATAGAAGATGATATTTCCAACAATTGTTTCATTATCAAGATCAAGCTTCTTATCTTTGCGCTTCTTAATAAACTCCCTGACCGTGTTAACGGTAGCGAGTTCAACAGAATTGAAACCGAGATCATTTCTCAATCCCAAAGTCTTCTTAGCAAACTCAGACACGGCATTAGGAAGCATCTCAATGAAAGAAAGCAAAGCATCGTTCGATGACTCAACAGCAAAAGCCATAGGTCGCACCATTCGAACTAGCTCGAAAATAGCCTTCTTATCAAACACAGAAGCAGGAATGAGGTAACAGAGCCCAGTGATGACGAGAGGAAAGAAAGCCCCAACAGAATGTGACTCCGTGGAACTCTGAGCACGTCTCTTTTCAATATCAAGATCGTCAACGCTGTCCATATCTTCATAGGGGGTGGCAATAATATCGGAAACCCAATGGAAGAAATCCCAGATGACTCTTGCCCCAAGAGCGAGCAGGAGTGCACAAATGGCGGCCTTAGTGATAAAATTCATGCGCAAAGCAACAGCAAGGCCTAAGAGGGCTGACGTTAAGCAGAGAGCGATAGGTAAACCCCACTCTCGGAGAAGACGGTTAATGCCGTCGATAATGTTAGCTTTAGTAGCACTTTCAAGGACAGAGGAAAATAAAGTGAAAGTGCGCCCAGCTGAGCTAACTGAGGAAGAGCCAGCTTGTAATAATTGGTCAACACCAGGAACACGAGCTTGAATAGACTCCGAAGTCTTTTCAATAGACTTTAGAGTGCGAGCAGCTTGAGCAGGAAGCTCAATAGCAGAGACAGCGGCTTCTTTCAATTGCTGCGCAGCTCTCACTGCAGTTTTAACAGCTCGGACAGGAGGGCCAAGCACCGCGGAAGCACAACCAGTAGCGTAGCCAACCTCACTACCACTGGACGAATACGTTTTCCCACAAAGTCGCCGCCGACGGCGGGAAGCACGAAGTTCTCCAACTTTAGGACACTGTCCATATTCATGCGCAACACCGCACTTTGGACCATTATCGTAGCAATGTTGTTTTCCGAAAGTAGGAGGTCTAACCTTTTCTTCCCCTCGGTCCATGTGCAGGAGAACACGAGAAGTGCGGAAAAGCTTAGGAATGGGAGGTTGAGCAAGAAATGTGCAATCAACAGAACACCC